TATGTAGGGGAAGCACAACTTCCTTATGCAGGTGGCTTAACAGCTAAGAGATGGCTTGGTTTCATGTGGTTTACACACTCAGGTCTTTCAATCTCAGGATCAACTAGAGAGTGCCATGCTTATCACAGATCAGCATTAGGTACTGCTATGGGTTCTGAAATTAGAACTGAAGTGAACTACATTCCTGAAAAAGTCAGTAACTTAATCACATCTTATATGTCAATGGGTTCAACTATGATTGATAATAATGGTGCGATTAAAGTACAAATAACAGAATAATAAAGGAGGTCTTATATGGCATATTCAGCAAGTAACTTGAAAAAGATAGCTGGTGGCTCAACAGGAATCTTCTATTATGATTCTGCTGACGCTATCGGAACGATTGTGGCGAGTGGCTACTTTAATAGTGCAACTAATGAACTTAAACAAAGTGATGTTATCATTGCGGTAGGTTCAACTGGTGGTACTAGAACTGTAGATATTCTAGTAGTTTCATCTGCAACAGGTGCGGCTACTGTTACTACAATTAATGGTACATAATAAGTAATGGTATGGGGGGGGAGTTTACTTTCCCCCATATCTAGTATAAGAATTAAATATGGCTGACAGTAAATTTGATATATGCAACAAAGCAATGGTATTAGTAGGTGCTAATACAATCTCAAGTTTTACTCAGAATACAACAGAATCAAAAGTAGCAAGTCAGCTTTACGAATCAACATTAGAAAATTTAATCACAAGATGTAGATGGAGATTTGCAAGTAAACAATCTCAACTAAGTAAAAATACAACTAATCCTGATGCAAGATATGAATCTTCATATGCTTTACCAAATGATGCATTAGTTATCCACACAGTTACAGTAGCAGATGATGTTATTAAATATGATAGATATGGACAAAATTTATTTACAGATACTACATCTAGTGATATTGTTATTGCAGATTACACTTTCCAACCTAGTGAAAGTGATTTTCCTCCATACTTCAAACAGACGCTGGTTTTCGAACTGGCGTCTTTATTTGCAGGAGCAATAGCAAGGAACGATCAATTATCAGAATTGTATCACAAGAGAGCAATAGCCCAACTTGCAATAGCAAAAGGACTAGATGCACAAGCACAAACTACAAGAAGAATGGAAGTGGAAAGATTTAGAAATACTAGAAATCATACAGCGTTGAGCGGAATTAGATAGGATGAACTATGGCAAGACAAAGGGTTCATCAAGCTAGTTTCTTAAGAGGAGAACTTGATCCAAAAATATTATCTCGTGTTGATCTAGCGGCTTATGGTCAGGGATTAAAAAAAGCAAGAAATGTAATACCAGTTAATCAGGGTGGTATTGAAAGAAGAAGTGGTAGTGTTTACAGAGCAGACTTAGGTGCTGTTACAAGAATAGAACCATTTATATTTAATGAATCACAAGAATATGTATTTGCTTTTCAAAACCAAGCATTAAAAATTTATTCTACTAATGGTACTTTAGTAGCAACATTATCATCATGCCCTTGGGTTACTTCAGAGTTATTTGAAATGAACTATACTCAATCAGGAGATAACATGATTATAGTACATGAAAACTTTGTACCACAAGTTATCACTAGAGTAGGAGCAACTACATTTACAAGAACTGCATTTGGTTTTGAACAAAGTCAAAATGGAGCAGACACATTTCAACCATATTTTAAATTTGCAGATGATAGTATTACATTAGATATTAGTACAGCTACAGCAGGATCAGGTGTTACTGTTACTACATCTTCAGCATATTTTACTTCATCATATGTAGGTATGAAGTTAAGGTATCATGGATCAGAACTTACTATTACTGGATATACATCTTCTACACAAGTTACAGCTACATTAGAAAAAGATGTTGAAATAGTTTTAGATGAAGATCCATTTGCAACTTCACAAGGATCAGGAGTAGTTAATGTAACTCATGTACAACATGGGTTTAGCACAGGTGCTAGTATAGTTATAGCTGGAGCAGAAGATATATTTGATCCTGATGGTAATGGTTTAGCGGCAAGTAATATCAATGGCACAAGAACTATTACAGTAATAGATGATAATCATTATGAGTTTACAGCAGGTTCTAGTGATACTGCAACTGAATCAGTAGATGGTGGAGGTGTAAGAGTTACTATAGCAGGACATCCTCCTACTACAGTATGGGATGAACAAGTATTTAGTGCAGTAAATGGTTTTCCAAGAACAGTTACATTTCATGAACAAAGATTATTTTTTGGTGGAGTAACAGCTTTACCTGATGGAATACAAGCTAGTAAAGTAGCAGACTTTTTTAATTTTGATGTTGGTACTGCTGAAGATGCAGACTCAGTACAAATACAAATAGCTTCAGATCAAGTTAATGAAATTAGACATTTAACATCTTCAAAGACATTAGAAATATTTACAAGTACAGGAGAATTTTTTTTAAAACCACAAGTATCAAAACCTATTACACCAACTGATATACAAATAATTAGACAATCAAGTTTAGGCATACAGGTAAAAGCTATGCCAAAAAGATTTGATGGTGCAACTATATTTATACAGAATAATGGAAAAACAGTAAGAGAGTTTTTCTTCAATAGTGGTGCAGAGGAATTTACTTCTAATAGTATTTCTTTGCTTAGCTCCCACCTAATAGATACACCTATTGATTCCGCAACTATTACATCTATAGGAGAAAGAACAGAACAGTTTTTCTTCTTAGTTAATACTGATGGAACAATAGGTGTATTTACTTCTCAAAGAGCAGAGAAGATAGCAGGATGGGTGTTATGGAGTACAGATGGAACATATGAATCTGTTGCTTGTACAACTGGTAATATCTATGCAGTAGTAAAAAGAACTATAAATGGAAGTGATGTTTATAATTTAGAACAATTTTCTAATACATCCTTTGATGTACCTACAGATTGTACAGTAACTAAAACTATATCAGGAAGTTATCAACCACATGGAACACCATTAGTTAAAGGTGCTATATCTTCTTCTACAACTTTTATAGCTGATGGATTTACAAATGCTCCAAGTCAAGGAGAAACATTTCAATTTGGAGGATCAGGTACAACCTATACGATACAGTCTGCAACTGCTACTGGTAATTCAGGAGAATACACTATCGTTATAAGTGCATCAGTATCTCAAGCAGATAATACTGCATTACAATTTGTTACTAGCAAAGTATTCTCAGGTCTTAATTCAACACCTAATCTTGTAGGAAAAACAGTTCATGCAACAGCAGGATCAACAGAGGGTGGTAATATATTCTATTATGGAGATGGCACAGTAGATTCAAATGGAAATGTATCTTTTGATACACCTATTAGTGCTTGTGATATAGGATTATTATATAGCCCAACAGTACATACTTTACCAATAGATGCGACTATTCAGGGTGGACAACTTACTGGTCATCCTAGAAAAATAGGTAAAGCTATAGTAGAGTTATCTTCAACTTATAATATACAAATTAATTCTAATGATGTAATTCTAACAACAGTATCGTTAAATACATCTAGCGGTATAGAAAGTTTTACAGGTAAGAAAGAGGTATATGTGTTAGGTTATAGTTTAGAACCAAATTTAGAAATAAGTCAATCAGTTCCAGTACCTATGAGGATATTGGGCTTAACAACAGAGGTATATTACTAATGTGTCATCCAGCAGTATTTGTAACAATGGGAGCATCAGCAGGTACAGCTAGTACCTTAGCGGCAGTATCACAGATAGGTTTAATAGCTGGTGGTACAATGATGAGTATCAATGCTCAAAAACAAGCAATGATATATCAACAACAACAAGCTGAGTTCCAAAAGAAACAATTTAAAATGCAGGCAGATGCGGCTGAGATAGAAACTATCCAAGCTGAGAATGATAGAAAAAGAAAATATTTATCACAGTTAAATGAAAACAGAGCATTGTTTAGTAAGATGAATATAACTACAGACTCTTCATCTTATCGAGCTTTTTTAAAATCTAATAAAGAAATAGTTAAGAAAGATTTACAACGACTTAAACTAAAAGGCACAGAAAAAAGATTAGCGGCATTGTATGGTCAAGCACAAGCAGACTTATCAGGTAGAGCGGCTGAATCTAAGTTTAGATCAAATAGATTACAGACTATTGGTAGATCACTTATGGGTGCTTATCCAATAGCAAATGAAGCAGGGTTTTTAGATTAATGGCTTTAAAGAAAGAACAAACAGAAGTTAAATACTCTGAGATGATTGGAGTTAATAGAGGTAGTGGATTTGCCTCTTTAGCTGATGCATCACTTACACAAGCTAATGCTCTTAATAATTTAACATCACAATTTGCAGATCAAGGTTTAAAAACATTACAAAAGTATGGAAAGAAAATAGGAGAAGAAGCGGCAGAAAATGCTGTATTCTCACAAGTAGAACAAGAAGTAACATTACCTGATGGCACAGTAGAAAAACAATTTGTTACTGGGCCTGTACCTGAATTAAAAATTGGTAAGTTTACAAATAAAAGTGCGGCAGAAGCATATGAAAAAAATATATTTAATAAGTATAAAGATGAGGTTCAATCAACAATTAGAAATATTATTATAGAAGAAAGAGCAAGTGCAATAGAAGAAAATAGAAATGGAGATGGATTTAAAGAAATAGTTAATGCAAGAATAGAACCTATACTTACAGACTTAGAACCTAAATTTAAAACATTAATAAATACATACAGTAACGATCAAACACAGCAACATTGGTTTCAAGTAGAATCTAAATTTTTAGATAGAAAAGAAAAAAGAGAAAACCTTGAATATACAAATGGATTAAAAATAAAGACAAATGAGTATGATTCATTATTAATTAATGGTGCATCAAAAGAAGTATTAGCAGAAAAGGAAGATGAAATTAAAGATTTTATAAATACATATAAAGATGAGGGTAATGATAATGCAGTAGCTTCTGGAGATTTAACAATAGGTCAGTTAAATAATACTAAACAAGGATTTAATACTTTACAAACTATTATACCAAAAGATTATATTAATTTAAGTGCGAATGATCAAAAGACAGTTGTAGATGATTTATTAAAGTTTGAACAAATATTACAAGGTGGTGTTAAATCAATTACATTATCTAATGGTACTGTAATTAAAAATACTGAGATTTCTAAAATGTTTAACAATGATGCTACTGCACAAGGTAATATGGCATTAAGAGTATCTAAAATAAGAACTGATTTTAATAGTGGTCTTGATAGTAAAATTAAAAGTAATTTATTTAATAGTTATTTATCTAATGCTATGGCTAATGGCCCTACAGGTATGCCACCATATTTTGGCGATCTATCTAAAAAAGAAATACAAGAAAGTTTAATGACTCCTGATAGTATTGAATTACTAGCATCAGGATATAATAATCTAACAGGAGTACAACCTATTGAAACATTTAATATGTCAGCATATGAAGATTTGGAATTTGTTAAATATGTTTTAAGAACAACAAATCAATTACCTTATTTTCTTGTTAATCAAATTGAATCATCTTTTGCAGGAAACAATCAACAAGCAATACAAACTTACTTTAATAATGGTTTAATACCTGCAATACAAAATATGACTACATCATTTAGAACTAAATCTAATGATGGCAAAAATGCTTTTACTTCTACAATGAAACTTAGCAATATGGCTTTGTTAGATTTAAAAGAAGAAACAATAGCTAAGATAAATACTATTGATAACTATTCTACAATTATGCCAGTTAATGAAGCAATAGCTTTAACTGTTGATTATTATAATAAACGAGAATCTAGTAATATTAAAAGCGGTAATATGAAACAACATTTAATTAATTCAGGTAGTAAAGTAAGTGAAGCTGATCTTAATGCAAGAATTATGTCAGAAATAGAGGGCCATGTTGCTTCTGATTGGATGTTTGATGATGCAATATTTTCTCGTAAAATATATGAGTTAGTAAAAACAGATGTACATAGAATGGTACTTAATGGTGGAGGATTAATAAATTCTAAAAGTGATATTGATGTTTATGTAAAACAATCAATGGAAAAGATAATGAGTCCTGATAGTCAATTTGGATTTGATAAATATACATTTACATCTTTTGAAACACCATCTGATAAAAGCTGGAATAGTTTACCTAGTGAAAGATTTGTTTATTTACCAGCTAGTAAATACTTTGCACTACCAAATGCTAAAGGAAAAGAAACTGTAGAATGGATGGAAAAACCTATTAATGAATTAGTTAAATCATCTAGTGAATATAAACAAGATGTAAGTTTAACTACTAAGAAAAATCCTTTTCAATATAAGTTTGGTAAGAATATATTTTTACAACCATCTTCATTTACTGAGGGTAGTCCTAAATATAATATAGTACATTTAAACGAAAACGATATACCAACTATACTTACAGATGATAATGGTATTCCTATTTTGTATGATCCTAAGTTAGACTACACAACTAAAAAAACATTGATGGTAGGATCAAAAGAATTTGAATCTTCTATTGATAAAGCAAAAAAACAAAATCTACAATTTAAAGATGATAACAGAATATTAGAAAGTGGTCTAACTGTAGAAGAAGATAGACAAATGAAATCATTAGAAGCTAAAGATATTTTAACAGGAAAAAGTCCAGCAGATAAATTTATAGTAGGTATAGATTAATGGCAGAACCAATAGAAAATATTTATACACCACAAGATATTGATCTAACTATTGGAAGAGATGTAGGATCAGTTACTTCAAGACTACCATTAAACAGAACAGCTAACATTTCAACACCACAAGGATTTATGGATGATGTTGGAGATGAGTTTATGCTTAACTGGGTAGGGCAAATATTTCAAAGAAATAATCTTAAAGATGATTTTAATTTTAGTTTAGACATTGATCCATTGTATGATCCATTTGAAAAAAATAATTTAGCTGGTTATGAAGAATATGTTAGTGAGTTTAAAGAAGTAAGAAACAAAGAACATCATGATTTTATTAAAGCAGTAATAGATACTAACCTTGCAAGAAGAAATAGATTAGAAACAAGTGATGGTTTTCTTAGAAATATAGGTGCAGGTTTATTAGGTAACTTACCTGATCCAATAAACTTTATACCAATACCTCTTGTTAAAGGTATGTCATTTGCACAAAAAGCAGGAAGAGGTGCATTAATATCTATGGGGCTAGTAGGTGCTACAGAACCTATTAGAAGAAATCTTGATCCCACATCTACATCACAAGAAACTATTGGTTACATAGCATCCGCAGGTTTATTTGGTGGAGCATTAACTGGTTTATTAGGAAGAACAGGTAAAGAAAGAAGTGCATTAGGAAATGCTGTATCTAAAACTATTAAAGATAAAGGTGGTATAAAT